GACTTAGAAAATTATCCAGTAATTTACAAAAGAGCCTCTAGTGATTGGGTGTTAGTTGATAACACAGACCAAGTATCACCAGATGGTATACTTTTTGCAGATTTTAGAAACTCTAGTTTAAGTAATACCTTAATAACAGCCGCTCCTACTTCAACAATTTATCCAGCAAACATGCTAGGATGGAACAAATTGTTAAGTGGTGGTAATGTCAAGAAATATGACTCCACAACAGGTTTATGGACAGATGAGTCAGGTAATAAATCAGACGGTTCACCATACATGTTGAGAAAGGCTCAGAGAGCAGTTATTGTTAAGTCAATGCAGGCCGCCGTTACAGCCAACCAAGATATTAGAAATGAAACAAACAGATTTAATATCATGGCAGTACCAGGGTATCCTGAACTTGCAGACGAAATGATTAATTTAGGTGTTGACAGAAAGAATACTGTTTTCAGTATTATTGATTCACCATTTAGATTGGCTTCAGATGCAACAAGTACTAAAAATTGGGCAACAAACTCAAACAACGCAGGTGAAAATGGAGAAGATGGTCTAGTATCAAGTGATCCATACGCCGCAGTTTACTATCCTTCAGGACTTTCAACAAACCTTGATGGTTCAAGTGTTATGGTTCCTGCCTCACATATGGCATTGAGAACATTAGCATTTAATGACCAAGTGGCTTTCCCTTGGTTTGCACCAGCAGGTTTCCAAAGAGGATTAGTGAACAATGCAACTAGTGTAGGTTATTTAGACTCTGCAAGTAGTGAGTATGTTCCAGTTGCTTTAAGTGAAGGACAAAGAGATAATCTTTACATTAACAAAGTAAACCCAATTGGTAACTTCCCAGGTAGAGGATTAGCAGTATTTGGACAAAAAACTCTAAACCCTGTATCAAGTGCATTGGATAGAATTAACGTGTCTAGATTAGTTGTTTACCTACGTGAGCAATTAGATGACGCAGTTAAACCATTCTTGTTTGAACCTAATGATGAAGTAACAAGAGCAAACGCAAAATCAGTAGTTGATAGACTACTTGGCGAACTTGTTGCTCAAAGAGGACTATTTGACTTTATCACAGTTTGTGATAGTTCAAATAATACACCAGCAAGAATTGATAGAAATGAGCTACACATTGACGTCGCTATACAGCCAGTCAAAGCAGTTGAATTCATTTACATACCTATCAGAATCCAAAATACTTTGGGACAAACTGGTTAATCTAGTAATTTAACTATAAAAGGGCGGTTTTTCCGCCCTTTTTTATGGGTATCTATTAAAACTATAGTTAATTTATTTTATCAAGATCAGATAAATATTCGTATAATTAAAGTAATAACTTTAATATATAATTAGTTCTAGGAGAACAACATGGCAGTAGATAGTGCAACAACAGAAACCAAAAGTAAATTTGGTGTACCCTTAACCGGTAATACTGGTTCTGGGGTATTAATGCCCAAACTTAAATATAGATTCCGTGTGAGTTTACTGAGCAATTTTGGTGATAGTGCTGAAACAAAAGTTTTAACACAGAACGTTCAGAACGTTACAAGGCCAAAAATCAGTTATGAAGAGCAAATAATTGATAGTTACAACTCAAGAGTTTATGTTCAAGGCAAACATTCATGGGAACAAATTACTTTAACTGTTAGGGACGATATCCAAAACCAAGTAACTAAACTTGTTGGAGCACAGGTTCAAAGACAATTAAACCATTTCCAACAATCAGCACCTGCTTCAGGTAGTGACTACAAATTTGATTGTCAAATAGAAGTATTAGACGGTGTAAATGCCGGTGCTAGTGAAGTTTGGTTCCTTGAAGGTTGTTTTTTAACACAGGTTGACTATAGTGATTCCGATTATGCGGCAAGTGATCCAGTACAAGTCATTATGACTATTAGATACGATAACGCAGTACACTTCGAAGGCGACAACGATGTGAACGGAAGAATAGTTGGCGGAGATCCATTCCCAGAAACAGTAGGTATAGGCAATACTACACTAGGGTAAGCCCAGTAGGAGTGCTTAATGCAGTTTCTTAAATTCGGTGGCGGGCGAAAGTTCTATGCAAAGGACTTTCGCAACGCCTATCATTTCAGACCAGATGTCGCTCCACCGCGACAAAAGTTCCAAGGGTATATAAATTTTGTGCCTAACAGAGCTCTTCTGAGTTCCTTTTTAGGATTAGAGGATAGTTTAAATTTAAGAACTAGACTAAGTTCATTAATTAGAACAGCTCAATTACCTGAAGTAACTATAAATACAGAAATAAAAAATTCTTATAATAAAAAACGTATAATTACAACTGGTAGGGAATATGCTCCTATAAATTTAACATTGTTTGATACCATTCAAAATGAATGGCTTACAATGTTAATGAAATATTTTACTTATAATTTTAGAGATTCTACAGGCAAAATGACCTCAGGATCTTCTATAGAAAATAAAAGAGATTTAGATTTTGAATTAAATCAAGATAGTCTAATAGCATATAATAGTGAAACTAAACATGGTCAAGACAGTAGCAAAAAAGGATATGACAGTGATGCTTTTGGATATTCTCCAAGTTACCACAAAAACTTTTTTGAAAGAATAGATATCATTCTATACCATGGAAATAAAGGTGTACAATATACATTAGTAAATCCAGTAATTACTACAATAAATTTTGGTGATATAGATTATTCAGATAGTGGATTTAAAGATTTTAATTTAAGTCTTCAATATGAATACTTTACAGTAGTTGATGAATTAAACTTTAATTTAGGTGATGCTGATTTGGCCAGATTTGAAAGAATGGAAGGTGTAAAACTTCCAGGCTCTAGAAATGCAAAACCTCCAGTAGCACTTGAAAAATCTACCAGTATAGAACCTATAATGGAAAGAAAAAGGGCAAGCCAAGTATTTACTCAATTTGGAGAGGAAGACCCTGTAAAACCAGAAGTACAAAAATATTACAGTAAAGAATACGAAACTCAAGATGGTGGACCAGGATCATTTTTAGATAGTATTGGTGACTTTTTAGATGACAATCCTTTTGGAAGAATTTTAGACAAAGGTTTAAGTGCCGCAATACACGGTACTGATGTAAAAGATGCTTTGTTAGGTGGTATAACAAATGAGGTAGTTCAAGGTATCACAAATCCAAATGATGATACTATATTTGGTCCTGATGCAAACTTTCAATATGACATTGGTGGTGCTATTACAGACGGAATTAATAGTGCGGCTACAGGATTAGGTTGGAGACCTGATACAGGAAGTGACGGTGAAGGTGACGGAGGTACATAATGAGTAGTCAAAATTTATATGAAACATTTGGTAATAGCAAAGAATATAAAGTATTAAATGAAGTACTAACTATATTTTTAGAAAACTCTACAGTTGATTTCCCATTGCCTCAAGCATCTGCAGAAATTTTAGGCAATTTAAATCCTGAAGATGTAGAAGAAAGAATTAATGGTCCATTATTAGAACAAATTAAATTAAGACTAAAAAGTTCAGGTTTTTCAGATGCAAATGCAAATGCTTTAAGTTTTGTATTATTAAAAGTTTCAGAGCAACAAGGTATTCATCCTTTTGAGTTTTTTGAACTTTCAACAAATACCCTTAAGATAACTAAAGATGCCTATGATGCCATAAATGCATTAAGGCCTGTAGGCAACAGAGTAAATTTAGTTGTACCATTAAAAAATTCTAAGAGCACAGTTAGTAAATTAATAAAGGCATAAATTATGAAAAAATTTATGCAAGGCAAATACCTAGTCCAGGAAAGTGCAAAATACGTTGGTTCTAAGGAGCCTACTTACAGAAGTAGTTGGGAACTAGCATTTATGAGAATGTGTGATGCACACCCTAACATCACTAAATGGGCAAGTGAAAATGTCAAAATACCATATAGAAGTCCTTTAGACGGAAAATATCATAATTATGTTCCTGACTTTATGATACAATATACAGATCGAGACGGGCATAATCATGTAGAACTTATAGAGATTAAACCTAGCACTCAAACTACTCTTAGAAACGCAAGAAGCAAAGGAGACGCAATTCAAACCGCCGTAAATGCCGCTAAATGGGTTGCGGCACAAGAATGGTGTAAACGCAAAGGCATACGTTTTAAAGTCATAAATGAAGATCAAATTTTTAGGAATAACAAATCACGTAAGCCTAAACAACGAGTAGCTCGTAAACGCAAGTAATAAATACTGATATGACTAAAAAACTAGAAGAAGAGTTTAATCTACCCCCTATTGAAGAGGTTACAAAAACCGAAGCCACTATTGTGGAGACAGAAGCAGAGATAGAAGAAACTCAGAACGCATTAAGTGTTAGTGAAAAAATAAATGCCGCTTTTAAAGAAATCAAAGGTTTAGAAGATCACGAAGGTGAAATGAATGACATAGCCAAAAAGGCTATAGAAAGTTATGAACAACTTATGCAATTAGGCATGAATGTAAGTGATATGGCGGCTGGTAAAGTATTTGCAGAAGCAAGTAATATGCTTAAAATAGCCTTAGATGCCAGTGACGCCAAAACAAAAGCAAAGTTACAACAAATAGATTTAATGCTTAAGAAAGCAAGAATAGATAAGTTTGATAATAAGGGTAGTGAAACAGAAGCCGTTCAAGCAACAGTATTTGATAGAAACGATCTTTTAAGAATAATTAAAGATGAAAATGTAAAAAATGATAAATAACATTATATAGAATTTGGAGTTTCTAATGGAATTAAAGCAATACATAGCAGAAGCATTTAGCAAAGAATACGGATACAGAATTAAAGTTGCCGCAGATTGTGGTGATGATCATATGGATATTTTAGAAAAATGTCTTGCTAAGTATAATTTTGTTAGTGCTACACCTTTTAAAAGAACTCCAATTCAAGAAAATCCATTAGAATTTAGCCGAATTAAAGGCGTACAATTTACATCAGAAGTTTGCAGTTCAGATATTATACTAAAATATCCTGTAAACGAAAGAATTCTTGAAGTTTGGTTAGCAGTTAATATGGGACTTGATCATGAAAGAGTTATATGCTATGGTGTTAAAGAACCAAGAAGACTTGAAGCAGATATTCAGGCAGAAAGGGTAGCAAATGATGTAGATAGAAATGTTGACATAGATCCTGAAAATATTGATTTACATGATGGTGCTGAAGCATTTGAGCATTATGAAATGGAAAATCAAGACATGGATTTTTCAGAAGCAATGTTTGGTGAAGAATACAACAAAAAATTCTTAGATGAACTTGCTAAAATTAAAGCAGAAAAAGGTGCTGACTATTTTAGAAATTATCCTAGCAAAGATGAACTAATGGGTGATAACCTTGCTCCAACATATGATGATCTTACTAAAGGTGTTAATATGGGTAAGGGTGCTGAAAGTTCTAAAGAAGTTTCTAGAGTATCTCAATCCAGAGGTGCTGGAGGATTAGTTTAATGAAATTAGACGAACTACAAACATTTCAAGGCGGAGAAAGATCTGCATTAAGACAATGGTTGAATGCATCAGGAATGAATCCTAGTCAAATAGAAATGCTTTTTAGATTGTTTAATAAAAAGAATCAAGGACAAGGTGCTTCTGCTCAAGAATTACAAACATTAGATACTATAGAAGAATTACTTCATAATTTAGCATCTCAAGGAATATCAGGACTTAAAAGAACAGATCAAATTGCTAAACAAGGTCAAAGTAAAAGAGACAAAAAAGAAAAACCAATAACAAAATCTAGTAATAGTTTAGATGGTGTAGATATGCCATTAGCCGCAAGTAAAGATTATGATGCTGATCCTATAAATGAAGCAGAATGCGGATGTTGTGGTAATAACCCATGTGATTGTCCAAAAGATTGTGATGGTTGCAGAGGTAAAGTTGATGAAAGTTTAGGTTATGCTATGCCTGGACAAGACGAAGATAAAGAAACTGTAACATATACCAAAACTAAAAAACAAGGTGATTCCAGTGTTACTGTTAGTGCAAATGCTGACAGTATGGATGAACTACATGATATTTTAAGACTTGCAGGTATTACACTTCCAAAATCAGATGAACCAAAGCATGATGAACCAGAGCATGACGAACCAGAGCATGATCATGAAGAGCCAGAAGCAGAAGTATGTGGTGATTGTGGTCAAGCAGATTGCGGATGTGATGATCAAGAACCTGAAGAAATAGTAGTAAAAGGCTTACCTCAGGACGATAAACCTAATTATAGTACTGATAAAGAAGTTCTTATAAACTATTTAAAAGATAAACTAACTAAATCAGTAGGTTAATCTTTTTTAAAGATATTCCCCTTAAATTCCTTATAAATACTTATTATGGCAAGAGGAACAGCAGATACAAGTCTGGTTAAACAAGGTTATAGTAAAACATCATATACACCAGACACTATAGAAGATTTCAAAAATTGCGCCAATCCGGCGACAGGTCCTCTGTATTTTATGGAACATCACGTAAAAATACAACATCCTACAAAAGGTGGTATAGACTTCGAACCTTTTAGTTACCAGTTAGATCTAATAGAAAATTATAATAATCACAGATACAGTATAAACATGCTGGGCAGACAGATGGGTAAAACTACTGTGGCGGCAGGTTATTTGTTGTGGTATGCTATGTTTAGACCCGACAGCACAATACTAGTTGCGGCTCACAAACAAGCAGGTGCTCAGGAAATTATGCAACGTATTAGATATGCATACGAAAGTGTGCCTGATCATATCAGAGCAGGTGTGACAGAGTACAATAAAGGTAGTATTAGTTTTGATAATGGTAGCAGAATTGTTGCCGCCACAACAACAGAAAATACTGGTAGGGGTATGTCGCTTACTCTAGTGTACTTAGATGAGTTTGCTTTTGTGCCTCAACGTATTGCATCTGAATTTTGGACAGCACTATCCCCCACCTTAGCAACAGGTGGTAAATGTATAATTACTAGCACACCTAACAGTGATGAAGATACCTTTGCTATGATTTGGCAACAAGCAAATAAATTGTTTGATGAACACGGTAATGAACAGGAAGTAGGCATAAATGGGTTTAAACCATTACTGGCAAAATGGGACGAACATCCTGACAGAGACGCCACATGGGCAACTGAAGAACGTGGCAGAATAGGTGAAGAAAGATTTAAACGTGAACACGAATGTGAATTTGTTATATATGATGAAACACTTATAGATCCCCTTAAACTTTTGGAAATGAAAGGCGTAGATCCTGTATTGCGTAGCGGTCAAGTTCGTTGGTATAAACATCCTACACCTGATTTTACTTATGTGGTAAGTTTAGATCCAAGTACCGGTACAGGTGGTGATAATGCGGCCATACAAATTTTAGAAGTACCTAGTATGACTCAGGTGGGAGAATGGTGTCATAATAAAACTCCTATAGAAGGACAAATGAGAGTAGTTATGGAAATCCTTCATTACATTAGAGAGCAAACAAATGGTGCTATGACATACTGGACTGTTGAAAATAATGCTATAGGTGAAGCGGCTCTTGTTGTAATTAGAGACACAGGTGAGGAAAACTTTCCAGGTGAAATGTTACATGAGCCTAAAAAAATACAGGGTAAAAAAGGAAGAAGAGGTTATCACACTACACATAAAAGCAAAATTGAATCCTGTCTGACATTAAAAAGACTTATAGAGCAAGATAAACTATTTTTAAAAAGTAAACCTATTGTAAGTGAATTAAAAAACTTTGTATCTAATGCTAATTCATTCAAAGCAAAACCAGGTCAAACAGATGACTTAGTAATGAGTATGGTGTTAGCCTTGCGTATGGTTGATTACATAAGCACATTTGAAGACGATGTTTACAATGCTGTAAGCAGTGGACTGGGTTGGAATAGTTTTGATGATGAAGATGGTGATGATTATGATCAACCTCTTCCTGTTATATAATGTCTATTGTAAATGTAAATTTAAATACATATCCAAAAAAATTTTTTAACTATAAAGGAAATGTTTACGAGCACTTTAATGGATATTCAGAAGAAAATATTTTAAAAACCATTAAGTTAGGAATTTATGAAAAAGTCTTTCCAGTACCACATAAAACTATATACCCTGTAAGTGATATAATATCACATTTTAAAAGTAATGATAAAAACCTTTTTGCATATCATATATTTGTTGCACCAGGAATTTTTACTGACGTTTTATCAGATACAGATTCTTTTGAAATACCACAAGATGTATTAGATGCTTCCCACAATAATAAAGTTTTGATAATTTTAGATAGTTTTATAGAACACACCAGTATTAAAAAAGATAGTACATTACATAAAGTGTTACAAAACACAATTAAAAAGTACAAATTAAAAACAGAGAATATTTGTTCTGTAGTTAATACATTTAATACAAAAAGTATTTTAGGCATAGACGTAATTACTAGAAATATTCCGGTTGCTGTAGAGCCTTTGTATGAAACAGATGATATTAAAATACAGGAAAATATTAAAACATTAATGGCTCCAATACAGAGGCCTTACAAATGTATGGCACTTTTAAGAAAGCCAAGACGTAGTAGGTGTCAATTTGCAGAGTTTATATATCAAAATAATTTATTACAAGAAAATTTAATTTCCTTTAATAGCACAAAAGAGAAAGTAGAGCAGTATAATCCTAATATAGATTTTAAATTTAAACACTCTTTACCCTGGCAAAATAAAGTTGAAGAATTTGAAAATAATAAAGTAGCATCAGTGAATCATTTATTAAAGTTATTTCATAACAATAAATTATATAATAAAGCCTATTGTGAATTTATATTTGAAACAGAATTAGATTCTCCTTCAGGTGAGGTAATTTTTACAGAAAAATTAAACAAACCATTTAAATATTTGTATCCATTTATATTTTTTGGTGAGCCAAACAGTTTGGAAATTTTGCATGATTTAGGATTTAAAACTTTTGATAAATGGTGGGACGAAAGTTATGATAAAATAATAGATTCTGATGAAAGAATAGTCTATATTAACAATCTTTTTAAAGATCTTTCAGGTTGGAGCCATAAAAAATGGAGTAATACTCTAGTAGAAATGAAAGACATATTATTACATAATCATAATTTGTATTTTAAAATACATAATAATCATTTATGCTATTCGGAACTGTCTGCTTATGTGGACCAATTTGTAGCAAAGAACGATAAATAGTTGTATGGCAGTAAATTACGAAATAGTATCGGAAAAACTTTTTAATATACTCAAAGGATTTGGGTATAGTGTTAAAAGTTATAATAAAGAAGGTGATTTAGTTTTAAATCCTCAAGAAGCAACACGTTTTGCTGTTCAAGAGCCTAATCTTTTAGCAAGATTAGACTTGGCAGAAAAAACTATCATGTTAGCAACAAGTGAAGATTTATCAGAAGAACCTGTTCGAGCTATGATAAAAGATTTAGCCCAAGATTATTTAATGAGTTTTGATTATAAAATTTTTAATAAAAAAATCAAACCCAAAGGCGAAGAAATGAACGTCAAAAAAAGTGCGGAGAAAGACATGGCAGATGTAATGGAAGCCAGTTTTAACAAACTTACAGGTTCATCTAAATCCAGTTATCAGGGAATAGATGAAGTTAAAATTGTGTTAAGACATAAAAAGGCTATAGACGAAGAAAAACGTGGTGCTAGAAGTAGAGATATCCATAGTATATATATTAAACGTGGTCAGGAAATGTTTAAATTACCTGAAAATAATTTAGCGATGGCAAGAGCTATGGCTAGGCATATACACAATGGTGGTGAAACTTTTGACACAGTAGGACAAACTATTACAGAAATGGCTAAAGATTACAGACAACTCCGTGAGTTTGTGAGATATGTTAGAAATTCTAAATTAGTAAATGAAGATAATCAAGAGTTTGTTGAACTGGCTGTGGAAAATATCCAGGAAATACAAAGTTATTTCAAAAGATTACAAGGTGTAAAAAGTTATGCCAACGCAGTTGAAAGTTTAAATGATTATAATTCTGTAGAAGTTCTTACAGACGATATAGATATTGAAAGTAAATTTACAGAAACACATTTTGATGACAAAGTTGCTAATGTGACTAATAACTTAAAAAATTTAATCAGCAGAAAGAAAAGTTTTGAAAGTTATATAACAAAAGCAGTAGAGTCAGAAAATTTTGCTGAACTAAAAGACAGGTTAACAGAAACAGATATTATGGATTTCGAAAATCCTCATGCTAGACTTGGACATCAGGTAAGTATGTTAAGCCAAACAGCAAAAGATGATAGACTATCAAATTATTTACAAAATTTGAGCAGTAAACTTAGTGCAGGTAGTGGACTTAATCAGTTTGAATACGGTACTATTAAAAGTTGTTTATTGAGTGCTAATAACAATTCATATACAAAATCAGCACCTATGGATGTTGCAGAAGCATATGAAGTGTTTATAAGCCAATTTGCAGAGTAAAATCAGCATTTAAAGATAAATAAATTTGTTGGCCAGAAATGGCCAATAGTTGTAAAAAAGTACTTGACTTTTTTGCATCAAGGCATTATAATAATAAAACAGTTGTACCCTAAACACAGAAGGTATGACAAACATGGCAAATATAGGAGAAACATCATGGCCTCATTAGCAGAAATAAGAGCAAAACTACAATCTATGGAATCCAAATCCAGCGGTAGTTCCCCAGCTCAAAGCGATAACGCAATTTACCCATTTTGGAATATAGACGAAGGAACAAGTACCTTGTTAAGGTTCTTACCTGACTCTGATCCAAACAACACGTTCTTTTGGGTTGAACGACAAATGATCAGACTTACATTCCCTGGAGTTGTAGGTGGCGATCAAAAACCAACAACTGTACAAGTACCTTGTATGGAAATGTTTGGTGAAAATTGTCCAGTATTGACTGAAGTTAGACCTTGGTTTAAAGATCCATCTTTAGAAGATATGGGTAGAAAATATTGGAAAAAACGTTCTTACATTTTCCAAGGTTTCGTAAACGAAAATCCACTAAACGAAGAAAGTCCTGAGAATCCAATTAGAAGATTTGTAATTGGTCCTCAAATTTTTAACATTATTAAATCAGCATTAATGGATCCAGAAATGGAAAACCTACCAACTGATTATGTTAATGGTACTGACTTCCGTTTAGCAAAAACAACTAAAGGACAATACGCAGATTATTCCACAAGTAAGTGGGCAAGAAAAGAAACAGCATTGACTGAAGAACAACTTGCGGCGATTGATACACATGGATTATTTAATCTAAATGATTATCTTCCAGCAAAACCAACTGAAGAAGGTGTACAAGCGATTGCTGAAATGTTCCAAGCAAGTGTTGATGGAGAGCTGTATGATCCAGCAAGATGGGGTAACTTTTTTAAACCCTATGGACTTGATACAGGAAGTACAAACACTCAATCAACAGTCGCACCAGCTCAAACTGTACCAGCAACTGAAACAGCGAGTGTGGCTCCTGTAACAGAAACTGCACCAGCACCTGCACCAGCAGTAGAAACTCCTGCACCAGCACCAGCGGCTGAACCAGTAGCAACTGCTCCAGCAGAAGCATCAGGTGATGCAGGTAAAAAATCAGCAGATGATATTCTTGCAATGATTAGAAACAGACAGTCATAAGGAGTAAACATGCAAAAACCTTTTGACTTAACAAAGTTCAGAACTGGATTGACTAAAAGCATTAGTGGAATTAGTGCTGGTTTCCATGACCCTAGGGATTGGATCAGCACTGGTAACAAAACACTTGACTACCTAATAAGTGGGGACTTCAATGGAGGTATCCCACTAGGTAAAGTTAGTGTGTTTGCAGGTGAATCAGGTTCTGGTAAATCGTTTATATGTTCTGGAAACATTGTAAAAAATGCACAAGATAAAGGATGTCAGGTAGTATTATTTGACTCTGAAAATGCATTGGACGAACAATGGTTACAGGCATTAGATGTAGACACTAGTCCAGAAAAATTACTGAGAATTAGTGTATCAATGATTGATGACGTTGCCAAAGCAATATCTGAATTTATTAAAGACTATAAAGCAAATTATGGCGATCTAGAATATGATGAAATGCCAAAACTTGTTTTTGTTGTAGATAGTTTAGGTATGCTTCTAACTCCAACTGACGTTGATCAATTCAACAAAGGTGATATGAAAGGTGATATGGGTCGTAAACCTAAGGCACTAGCCTCCTTGGTTAGAAATACGGTAAACCAAATTGCACCTTTCCCTATCGCTTTAGTGGCTACTAACCACACTTACGCAAGTCAGGACATGTTCGATCCTGATGATAAAATAAGTGGCGGTCAAGGATTTATCTACGCAAGTAGCATAGTAGTAGCAATCAAAAAACTAAAACTTAAAGAAGATGCAGATGGTAACAAAACATCTTCTGTGCAAGGTATAAGAGCCGCATGTAAAGTTATGAAGTCAAGATACAGCAAACCTTTTGAAGGTGTGCAGATCAAGATTCCATATGAAAGCGGAATGGATCCATATAGTGGTATGTTAGAGATGTTAGAATCCAAAGGCATTGTGGAAAAAGTCGGAAATAAATTATCTTACATATCTCCTGTAACTGGTGAAGAAATAAAAGAGTTCAGAAAAGCATGGACTAATGAAAAACTTCAGATAGTTATTGATGAATGGGGGCAAAATCCTGTAGCACAAGAAGATGTGCCTGAGGACATAGACCCTGACGTTTTAGAACCAGAAATGGAGGATTACACAGATGAATCCTGAAGTAGCACTTATGTATGAGGTATGGGATAATATTAAAAGTACTATACCTCAAAAAGAACGTCTTCAAGTTGCAGAGTCAATGGTGAGAACTTTTGATGAGCATGTTGATATTTCAGAAGTCGAAAACAATCTAAACGAGTTCGATACAATTATGAAAACTGCTATCGTTAGTCATTTTGATATCGGCCTGGAAGAAGAAGATGAAGACGAGGATTGGGAATATTAGTGGCAACCTATTATAATAAAATTGTTGACGATCTAGGAAACATTGTAGATGCAATAGCATTCTATGAAGGCGAACTGGAAGATGCAAGATGGGAAGTCAGGATCAAAGGGAGTTTGGAGAAAGCCTCCTCCTCCCTTCCCGGTCTCACTGAGTTTCGCTTCAATCAACTACAAGAGATTGAAGCAATTCTCGAACATTTAAATATAGAACTTCGCAGAGAACGTTCTAAAACATTCCGTAAGTATTTGGAAAACTATAATAGAACTTTGAGCAGTAGAGATGCAGATAAGTTTGTAGATGGCGAAGAAGGTGTTATAAATTTAACACACTTGGTAAACCAATTTAGTTTATTAAGAAACAAATACTTGGGAATTATGAAAGGACTAGATGCCAAGCAATGGCAAATAGGACACATTACCAGACTCAGAACTGCTGGTATGGAAGACATTGTTATAGATTAATAATGAGACCTTTAGTAGTAAAAAATGCTCTATCAGAAGAAACTTTAGCATTTATAAATTCTATAGATGAAAAATGGCAAAAAGGTGGGTTTATGAGAAATGAACAAACTCACACCTATAGGAATGTTTTAAGTAAAGATAGAAGGTGCTGGGCAATTAATTTAAATGGTTATAAAAAATTATTAAATGAATTTGAAAGTTTAATTAAAACATATAATAATACAAATCAAGAAATAAAATTAACTAATGGAAACATTGATTGCCATCTTTTAGAATACAGAGATGAGGATGTTGGTACATTAGCAGAGCATCAAGATGTATATTATATAGATTCAGATGTTAGAAAATTGAGCATGACAGTTCAGTTAAATGATAATTTTGAAGGCGGCGAATTTTATATTAATGGTGATAATGTTGAATTAGGTAAAAATGATGCAGTAATTTTTCCAAGTTTTTTACCACATGGAGTTAAACCTGTATTGAAAGGAAACAGAAGAGTAGTTTTAGTTTGGGCATTCGGCCCGCATTGGCAATAATGAAACTTGATTTACATGGTATAAGACATCAAGAAGTAGATATCAAAGTTGAAAATTTTATTTATTTGAATCAGGACCAATTACCATTAACAATAATATGTGGAAATAGTCAGAGAATGATAGACTTAGTAAATGAAGTAATTGATAGAATAGGCTGTAAAACAGTCATTATGGATTTATACGGTGTGATAGTAATTAGAGAGATATGAAATATAAATTAGATAAGTTGATAAGACAATTTAGAATGTGGAGAATTGCTATGGGAGTTAAGTTTTTATTGTGGAATTCTGAAAGAAGGCTTAAAAAAGTAGCAAAAAAGCAAGAAAAATTAAAAATAAATCAAAAAAGGCTTGACATATCACAGTAATTTGCTATACTATATGCATAGTTTAAATTAATCCGTGGGAGGAAATATGCAAAACTTTGTAAAAATTAAATCAGGAACTTATCGTAGTTCCCCATTAAAGGATATGATCTTTCCTTTAATTAAACCAACTAGTTATGGAAAACGTGGTGCATTTGTAACTGTAGATGCAAGTGCTGTTATGAACCCAGACTTTAAAAAAATAAGAGTTTTAATTGATAGCCCTACTGATGTAGAGCCATCATCCAAAGACGAATATGAAAGGTTAATGGGTGTTGGTAAAAAAGAAACTAAAAAACCTGAAACAACGCAACAGGCAATGGACAGAATTAAAGGTCGTTTTGAAATATTAGACAAAATGACTGATGCAGTTGCTAATGGTGTAGTTAGAGGACTTATAGTAAGTGGTCCTCCTGGAGTAGGTAAAAGTTTTGGTGTAGAAAAAATTCTAGAAGAATATGATGCAATGGCTAAACTTGGTGGAGTAACTAAAACAGAAATTGTTAAAGGGTCTATGACACCAATAGGATTATATCAAACACTTTATAATAATTCCAATAAAGGTGATATATTAGTATTTGATGACTGCGATAGTATTTTGTTTGATGAAGTTTGTCTAAACATGCTTAAAGCAGTTTTAGATAGTGGTAAGAAAAGAACTATTAGTTGGAAGGCAGAATCACAAGCACTTCGTAGAGAAGGTATACCTGATAGGTTTGAGTTTGCTGGTGGTGTTATTTTTATTACTAATGTTAATTTTGAGAATGTTAGAAGTAAAAAAATACAAGATCATTTAGCCGCTCTTATGTCAAGATGCCATTACATTGATCTTGGAATGGATTCTATAGAAGACAAGTTTTTAAGAATTAATCAAATCGTTAGAGATGGTATGCTTAAAGAATACGGATTCAGCAAAGAGTTCGAAAAAGAAATCATAGACTTTATGATTAAACATAGTGCTAGACTTAGGGAGGTTAGTTTAAGAATGGTTCTTAAAATTGCTGACTTGGCACAAATGGATTTTGACAACTGGAAAGAAATTTCAGAGTCAACTTGCATGAGAAGGATTAATATATACGAATCCTAATCATCACTGTAAATATATTTTTACAGTCCCCCTAGTGTTCGGAACCCTCCCACTTCGAACACTTAGAATCCCCAAAGCAATTTGGGGATTCATCTTTTTTAAGAAAACACTTGACTTTAAGTTTTTTCAGTATATAATTAAATTTACTGACATATTATGGAGAATAAATGAATAAATTCGATAAAAACTTTCACTTAAACTTCTTACCTTTATATGCTGTATTTGTTTTCATGCTGTTTATGTTATGGGCAAATGAAGTAAAAGGTGATGAAATAGAAGAAATTGTTGTGACAGCACAACAAGAAAAAACAATTAAAGCAAACCCAATTACTAGCAGTAGTTTGATGAGTGCTATTATGCCAGTCTTTACCTGGAATGCAGGTGGCTATGGTGGCTTTGTAGGATACAATGAGCGAGGTGCTCAAACATCACATACATCAGTTTATGTGAATGGTATTCCAGCAAACGATCCAGGTGCAAGTTGGTATGACTTTGGACATGACTTTGCTAGTGGTCAAACAGTAAAAGTTATATCTGGTGCTAACGGTGTTTTATACGGCTCAGGTAGTATGGCTGGAACCGTGCTAATACAAGACACTATAGAACGTGGACTAACACTTAGAGCAGAAGATGAAGTAAACTATTTTAGAATTGCTCCTGTTGATCAGTTAGAGTTTAGTATGGTTAAAGATAGCATGGGTAGTGTTCGTAATGACAATGACGAAGAAGACAATTACGAAAACAAAACAGCAAGGTTTAATGTAGATGCAGGTGACTTTACTATAGTAGGTAAGTTTACTGAATACGAATACGACTATGATAATTGTTTTAATTATGATTTTGGGCAAAGCAATGACTGTTTACAAGACGGTCAAAGATATAATGTTGCTATTAGAAATGATTACATCACAATAGGCAGAAACTATAATACAGCAGAATACTTTACTGAATTAGAACCTACATACACAAATGAAAGTTATAGAGATTATTTTAGAATTGGTAATCAAGTAGAACTTAGTAATAGTTTGAATGTTGCATTTGGTATAGATGTAGAAAAACAATATTATAACACCAGCAGTTGGCAAAATGTTGAAGGCACAGAACTTGTAGAACGTTATAATACAATACCAGGTTCCTATACAGATGACAATTTAAGTTATAATGATGGTACTTTGTTGCCTTTATGGGACGGCACCACAAGACCAGATTTAAATAATCCTATTGAAGTACTTGATGGAAACGGTATTTACACCTTAACACAAACTGATCTAAAGTACTCAGATGAGAATGGTGGTATATATTTTCAAGCCAATGCTAACTTTATTTTAAATTATAACTTTGGTATTAGATTAGGCAATGATGATCAGAATGCTCTTAGACTGGGTATAGAAAAAGGAGACTTCTTTTTTAACATTGGTAACAGTTTTAGAAAAGCAAACTTATATGAAAAGTTTGGTGATGGAGTTGTACAAGGCAATGAGGAACTAGAGCCTGAAAAAGGTGTAGGTGTTGAATTAGGATATGGTGTATTAAGTGTATTCATGTATGATTTTGAAGAAGCAATAGAATATGTTCCAGGATATTATACAGATGTTATTACAGCAACATTGGAACTTAATGATGATTTATCTGTAAATAAAGACGGCACATATGGTGGTTGTGTATTAGATCCTAATTATACAGCATCAGATGGTATGCCATTAGGGTGTGTTTATACATTAGTAGAAGACAATAATCCAGTTTATACTATGCCTACCTATGCTAACACAGGAGAATACACCACAGCAGGTATGAGATATGCAAATAACTTTGGTCCTCTTTTTGTAATGTTAAAATATACAGATACAGATCAAACCAGAGTACCTAAATTTGCTGGTGTATTACAGTACAGCGAAGACTTTTTTGATGTGAACTTTAGAATAAAGTATGCATTTAATTTAGATAGAGCACCTGGACCTTATGATGTATTAGAAGAAGGACAGGAGTATTTGGAAGACTTGAATAAGTTAAACTTGTATGTGACCAAAGAGTTTACAAATGGTTTAACAATTTCCTTTAAAGCAGAAAACATAACAGACGAAGTAGTAGAAGTTGTTCCTTTTTATAATACACAAGGTACAGAATATTACTTACATTAGGGTATAAGTGGTAGTATAATAAGTTATGGGTAAATGTGTTTTAGAAATTAGAGATGAAGTGAACGTCAGGTTCCAGGGTCTTGATGTAAAAACAAGGCGAAAGATTTCTGATGAAGTAAAATACTTTTTACCTTATGCTTATCATATGCCTGCCTACAAATTGGGTAGATGGGACGGCTGTATTAGATATTGTGATATAGGTGGTAGAACATATTTCCATTTGCTGGATAAATTGTTGCCTATAGTTACAAATGATGGTTATGAAATAGAAGTAAAAGATCTCAGAAAAAAATGGGACTTTAGTTTTAGCGAAGTAACCAAAGACAGTTATCAACATGTTGTATGGCCTAAAGGGCATCCTGTTGAAGGTGAGCCAATAATATTAAGAGATTACCAAGTAGACATTGTGAATAAGTTTTTAGAAAATCCACAATGCTTACAAGAAATAGCCACAGGTGCTGGTAAAACACTTGTTACCGCAGTACTTAGTGAGAAATGTCAAGAGTATGGAAGAACAATAGTTATAGTACCTAATAAAGATTTGGTTGTACAAACAGAAAAAGACTACAAAAATCTAGGATTAGATGTGGGTGTTTTATATGGAGATAGAAAAGAATATGATAAAACGCATACAATTTGTACTTGGCAAAGTCTTGCTGTATTAGAAAAGAAAACAAAAAATTATGAAGCAGACTTTCCTATAGATGAGTTTTTAGATGGTGTTGTTTGTGTTATGGTGGATGAAGTACATAAGGCAAAAGCAGAAGTATTAAAAAACTTACTGAGTGGTCCATTTAGTGGTGTCCCTATTAGATGGGGACTTACTGGAACAATACCCAAAGATGAACATGAAGCAGTTGGGTGTTTGTGTAGTTTAGGTCCTGTGGTAGGTAATTTAAGCAGTAAAGAATTACAAGATATGGGTGTACTTGCTGATTTAGATATCAGTGTTTTACAATTACAAGATGGCATGATAGGGTTTAGTAGTTATGCTCAAGAATTAAAATGGCTTGTGACAGATCCTAAGAGAATGGATCATATAAGTGAAATTATAAATGGATTTAGTGTTAATGGAAATACATTGGTATTAATTGACAGAATTAAAACAGGAGAAATGTTAGCAGAAAAAAATTCTGACTGGGTATTTGTTTCAGGTTCAATGAAACA